TCCTTGTTGATTGTTAGCGTGACCCGCTCATGAATCCGGTGAGCCCGCCGAGAGCGCCGAGGCCAGCACCAAGTATTGTCCCATAGCCAGGACCGATGGCCGTCCCAAGAGCCGCACCAGACGCAGCCCCGCCGAGGGCGCCCATCGCTCCACCCATCAGCGCACCACCCATGCCACCCGAGCTAAACTGCCCGCCAGTATAAATCGGCTGCACATTCTGCCCGCCCATCAGCCCAATCGCCTGCGGCGTGAAGTTCGCATACGGCGATCCGAGACCGGCCAGCATCATCTTCGGGTTGGTCTGCAAGCGGAAGTTGTAGGCCGACTCACCGAGGCCGAGCTGTCGGAGGCGCTCCCCCTCGGCCGCTTGGGCGGATGTTTGCAGCAGGCCGAGGTTGAAGCGGTCGGTGTCTGCGCGCTGCAACGTATTGAACTGCGAGAGCTGATTAAACGCTTGGGCATTCTGCATCCCAGCCTGCTGGCGAAGCTGCGTGTTGCCGGTGCGGCGGGCCAAATCATTGGCCTCCACCGTTTGCGCGAATCCGAGGTTTTCAAACTCGCGCTGTCTGGCAAAGCGGTCGCGGTTTAGCAGCTCGGCTCCGGCAGCGGCATTGCCTGTCGCCATCCCGCGAGCGGCAAACGCTTGGCGGGCCGACTGCGTGGCCTCGCGCTGTGCTTCTGGTGAAAGTTGTCCACCTTGGGCGACCTTTCGCATCGCATCATCCATGAGACTGCGACCAAGCGCGCTCTCATCTGTCTGCTGGGCCTGCACCCGCTCCATGTCAGCCTGCTGTGTCGAGACGCCGCGCCCGAGCGCCTGCTGCATGCGGTTGTATTCTGCGGTCGAAGATGCGGCGGCCTCCATCTGCCCAAGCAGCCGGTCGCGTGCGGCAAACTCAGGAGCAAAGGTGCGCTGCAAGTCGCCGACCGGATCGGCTTGCGTGTAGCGGGCGAGATTGGCCTCGGCAGAAGCTACGCGGCTCGGCGCGGCAGCGCGCAGCCTGTCGTATTCTGCGTTGCTGATCCACTTCTTATTGATGGGGTCGAAACGCTGGTTTCCGGTGGCGACACCAAAGATGCCTCCCGCACCGCTGCTGCGCCAACTGTCCATGCTCGCAGCCTGCTCGCGGGCGGCGGCCAGCTCCTTGTTGGCGTCTGCGATCTCCCGCGAATAAATGACCGAGGCCGGATCGGTAAAGCTGCGCAGGGCAAATCCCAAGTTGCGGGCATATTCCTCGCGGCCAGCATCGCCAGTCCGGTCGGTCAGCCTTGGAATAAACTCCTCTTTGAGTTCGTAGTCGGCGCGTGTCAGGCGCTGCGATGCGCCGTAGTCCAGCGTTGGAGGTGAAGGTTGTTTTCCGAATCCCATAATTATATCCCTGCTTTCTTAGCTAGTTGTTCCCATCGGTAAGCACGCACTCGCTTCTCGTTGCGGCGACTCCACAAGACCCATCGCAAGTGTTGCGGCGCATAGCGCAAGAAGCGCCGCAACGGATGACCAGACCCGCCGAATGCCATGACGACAAAATAGGCTGCCTCTCCGAGATGTTCTGTCGGATACGCGGCGACAAACTCCTCCGTTGTGCTGATGAGTAGTCCGGTTGTCATGCAGCGGTGAATCTTCTCTTCCCACTCCTGCGGAGTGACGCCGTGATCCATTGCCCATTGGTATGCTTGCAGCCATGGCATCATTGCTGTTGCTCATCCGCCGCCACCGGCTCATTGCCTTCCGCCAGCCACGCCAAGTATTCTTGGTAGTCGCGGTTGGCGGGATCGAAAGGTATGAAGGCGTTGTCGGCAATACGCATGACAACTTCGTGGTTGGTGAGTTTGTAGTTCATTGCTTTAGAGTTCGGCGCTGGCGGTTAGTGAGGTTAATTGCACTACGTTTGACGCAGTAGATGTGGCAGAAAATGCAACAACTCCTTGTGCCTTGGGGAACGCGGTTACTGCTGTGCCGTTTGCCGCTGTGAACGTGACTGTCGGCTGCGCTCTCATGGTTGCACCAAGCGCCCATGTTCCTAATGAATTTGCCGTGCTTGCGGCAGAACCGTTATAGCTCAATTCATCAATGATGCGATAATACCTCTGACACAACGCCAACTCCGTGCCAATCGGCCTGCGCTCAAATGGCGTGGCGACCGATCCTGCTTCAATTTGCACTTGGGCGATATCGAAGGTGCCGGACTGTTGGCCGAGGGTATTTGTGTTTGTGTTAAAGTCGCCGCCAGCATCGAGCCAGATGCGAAGCATAAATCCGTGGTCATTGTTTGACCCAAGCGTTTTACCGCTAATTGAAGGCACAGAAGCCGTGACTGTTATTTTTTGCCAACTTGATGAAAGCGTTGTTTTGGTTGTTCCTATTGCTTGAATGCTGGCGCTTGGCGATCCGCCGGTTCCAAAATACTGAACAAATTCTGTGCTTATGGGCTTTGCTCCGTCTGCTTTGGCGTAAAACGACAATGTTACGGTTTGTCCTGCAAATGTTCTGACATCTTCAATGACTTGTTGCGCAAATGAATAATTGCCAGCAGCTGCCGAAGAAGTAACAGCCATTCGGCAAAAGTAGGTTGGCTCGTTGGGAACGTCTGTTTGTCCCAGCGTGAATGCTTGGCGAGACATTGTTGACGATGATCCAATGCGGGCATTGAGCCACCGATCCGCCCCGTATTCGCTGCCGCTGCCAGTAAAACTCGTCCCCCTTTGCCAAATATCAAAGTTCCCGTTGATGATGGCGTTGCGGAAGCCGGTGTATTGCGGCGACTGCTGCTTGGCGAAGGTGACGGCGGCGTCGTTGATTTTGGCGGTGGTCACGCCAGCGTCTTTGACTTGAAACTTGTTTCCACTGACTTCCAGCGATGCGTTGTCGGTGTCGCCTGAGGACGTGTAGGTCACGGTCGCGTTGTCCACTAGCTCATGGAGCTTGGATGGGACAACGGTTTCCCCTGATGTGAAGGTTTTGCCTTTGCTTAGTGTAGCCATAATTATGCTGCGTTTCTGGTTTCGGTCGAAGGCAGGCTCTTGGGCGATGCCTCAATGGATGCCGAGCGGATCTCCGGTCGGCCGTTGGATGTTTCGTAAATGACTTCGGCGCTGTGCGCTTTATAGCGCAGCGGACTTTTCATGTTGTAGTCCTCCGAGCTGCCGGTGCTGTTAGTCAGCGTTCCGACTGTCGTGGTCGTGTCAGGGTTGATCGTGCTGATTTTGGTCGAGACGCTGGCGCCCGCCGGAATGACCACATCGGCAATCGTGCGGAGGAACCGCTTGCTGTGCATGTCTCCGAAGTCGTAGCGGCGGGTCTTGATGCTTCCGACCACCGGCACACCGGTCGCGCTGCCTCCAGCCGCTTGGTCGTCGGTCGCTGCGGTGACTTCTTCCAAGAGGTAAAGGTTGCCGGAGCGCGGGATTGAGAACACGCGGCGCTGGTTGTCGTAGGTGCCGACGAGGATCTGGTTGACCGATGCGCTGCTCGGATAGGTGTCGCGGTATTCCCAGCTTTCGTTGAGAGCATTCCATGCGAGGACGAGCTGGTTGCCGTCAAGCGGGTCGGTGCTTGTTGGGAGGGCGACCAAGTAGCGGTTGTTGTGCCAGATTCCAAAGGCAGACTTCTCCACGCGGGACTGGACAACGGTGCTGAACAGGTCAGCGATTGGCTCCGAGAGCGGCTTTGTGTCGCCGCGCAGTTTCAAGTCAAGGCGGCTGTCGAGTCGGTATATTCCTGCATCACTGAGAAAGAAAACGAATGAACCGGCGGTGACGATAGTGTTGCGTGCGCTGCATCCAATCTCGTTAGTGAGCTGGACAAGGTTTGTGACCGGAGTGTCGATGCTGAACGCGCTGCCGTCCGTGCTGGCGAATTGATTGATGCTCGCCAGCCAGATGGATTTCCGACAGAAGACCAAGACTTGCCCTTCGACCCATGGATGTATGGCGACAATGCGGTCATCGCCGCCCGCACCGGCGCGAAAGCTATTCCAGAATGGGTCGTAGAGGTCAGGGTCGAGAACGTCGCTGATACCGACCGTGTCGCGGTTCTTGGCGATGCAGAGGCGGTTGTTGATGTAGCTCGCCCAGCCGACCGAGGGCATCTTGGTGTAGGTGACGCCTTCCGCCGGAACGCCTGCGGAGGCGCGGACGAAGTTGCCGCTTCCACCGTCCCAATAGATTGGGCACTTCACCCTTCTCACCTTGATTGTCGCGGCGGCGTGCGTCGCGGTGCCGCTAGGGACCGTGATCGTAAATGAATCTGTGGCGGCCGTTTGGATGTCGTATTCGTGTCCGTCGAAGGCGGGCGTGGTGCTGCCTTCGATGCGGACGCGGGCACCGGCCGGATAGCCGTGGGCGGTGACGTTGACCGTGGCTGTTGTTGAGCTGACGGTAATGCCGGAGGCAGTCGTCAGCTTTTCCTCATAGCCGGTGGCGGTGCGGGAGGCTTCGCGGAGGATATACA